AATGTGATGTTTGTAAAAAATGTAAAGCTACTAAAGAAGTTAAAGTAAAAGGTAAGACAAAAAATCTATGTCCGTCTTGTGCAAAAGAATGCAAAGCTCCATTGAAAGAAGCAGAAGAAACTCCAGAGAAAAAAGAAAAGGTTGACTATTCTGATAAGAGTATTTCTCAGTTAGCAAGTATTGCTAAAAAGGATTGGGGCAAGGTTTACTATTCTGCCGTTCCTTATCTGAATGCTATGAGAAATCTGGAAAAGATTACAGACAAATATGAAGCTGATTCTGGACGTTCAGTTGTTGCATATTTCCTGGCTAATGCAACTCAATGGAAAGGTGATGTAGCAAGAAACGTCAAGAAGGAACTGAACAAAAGATTAGGAGGTAAGAAGTAATGTCAAAACATGATGAAATTTATAAAGTTTTAACTGAACATGTTATATCTGGATTGACATTTATCGAAGCTCTCTATACTGGTAAACGATATATTAGATGTCCGTATAACAATCTTTCGAAGCGTAGAACTGGATATGCAGAATTCGATACACAAGTGGATTCGTTGCATGAACTAACAACCCTTCACGATTCAGAGTTTGTAGGATCGGATTGGCAAGCATCTGACACGGAGGGATTTGAAGACCATGTACACCAACAATTTCGATAAGACCTTAAAAATATTAACCGAAAAGAAAGTAGTCCTTACTCCAGGAACTAAGGTTCAAGTATCTGGTGGAAGTGGACTTGATTCAGATAAAAAAGGTACAATTGTTGATCGTAGTAAGATCAAAACAGACAACAAAGGTATCCCTACGAATTGTGAAGGTAACTATAAACCCGTTGATTGGGATAAAGAAGTTGCTATCAAACTCGACAACGGCAAGTTCATTACTATGTTCAAGAACAGAGTAAAAGTTATCTCCGAAGCAAATAAGAATGATGATGAATATGGCGATTGGAAAATGCATCGTGACAAAGATGAAGCATTGGGCCGTAGGAACGATGAAGAGCATAAGAGTACGTGTACCATTACCATAGAAAAAGATAGCTCTACAGGGGAATTTAGAGTACCTGCGGAGGATGGTTATGAAGACGGAGCATCATATACTGATGATAAGAATGATGCTATTGAAACTTGTAAGAAAAGATATGGAAAAGACTGTGTGATAAAGTTCAGATCGGTTCCAGAATTTGTTGGTGGTAAGTATGAAAAATATCGTCCTGGAAGCAAACTTGCTCCCAAAAAGAAAGGAAAGAAATGATGAAAAACAATTTCGATTCGTTGCTTGAAATATTCATAGAAGCATTAGAAGCAGATACTAAATGGAAACCACCCAAAGATTTGTTCACTAAATCTGCTGGAGCTATAGTATCCGGTCTTGTTGCTGGTCATGGTGGAGATATAGGTAAGTCAATCAAGTCTCTTACATTCTATATGAATCGTGCTGGAGATAAACTTACAAATGTTGGAGCATTAGAAGAAGCAAAAGCTAAACTTGAAAAACGTTTAGAAAGAGAAAAGAAGAAAGAAAAGAAGTAACCCTACCAAAAAAGAATAGACTTTTAAACAAAACGGACTTATACTAAGATTATGATAAAGTATAAGTCCATTTCTGTTTTTAAGGAGTTTATTCGATGTTCCTATTAAGATGTAATGGATACAAAGTTTGCACCAATAAAACTTGTAGACATATAGTTCCTCATAACGATATACAAACAAATCAATGTGATCCTGGCTCTTGTTGTTATATGGGGCAGGACTACGAATATTCAGAAGAAATTTGGTGTGATTATAAAGGTCAAGGTTGTAGTTTCGAAGATGATTGTACGAAACGAAATCAAGAAATACATACTTGCGGCTATTATAAATACTTTGTATTCTTAGACAAATTTACTAAAGAGCTTGGAGAATAAATGCTGTTAAATAGTTTGCTTAACTCTCTAGTTACTAATCATAACTTTTTTGGAGAAGTGTTTCCTTTTTTAAAGGCAGAATATTTTACCAAAAAGACAGATAGACTCATTGTAGAAGCTATTCTAAAGTATCATCTGAAATATAACAAAGCTCCTAGTTTTGCTAATATCAGACTTCAGTTAGATACTGATTATGATATATGTCAAGAAGATACAACAGAACTATTCAAACGACTAAAAGAGATTGAAAAATTCAAAGACCTTCCTGACTTAAAAGCTTTGATAGATCAGACTGAACAATATTTCAAAGATAGAGCTTTAGAAAAAGCTATCAATGAAAGTATTGAGATCATAGAAAAGAATGGTAATAGAGGAGAAATAGAAACAAAGATAAAAGATGCACTGTCAATAGCATTCGTTACTAGACTTGGGCATGATTATTGGAACGATGTTCATGAACGAATGCTATGGTATGAAAAAGAAGATCAGAAAATACCATTGAATGTTATTAAGATGAATGAAGCTATTGGTGGTGGTTTAGTCAGAAAAGCTATGTTCTGTTTTATGGCAAATACTAATGTGGGGAAATCAATCATTGGTAGTCACTGTGCTTCCTCTTTAGTTACGGCAGGGCATAATGTTTTGCTTTGTTCAGGCGAAATGTCCGAACAAGAAATGTTGAAAAGACATGATGCAAATATTCTTGATATCAGTATTGATACTCTCGGTCCTTCTTTAGATAAAGCATTGTTCAAATCGAGATTCAAAACAGCCTGTGATAAACCTCATGGGATATTGATTGTAAAAGAATTTCCTACTGGAACTGCTAATGCAAATCATATAAAGAAATTGATACACGAAGCATGGACAAAAAAGAAGATTAAGTTTGATGTTGTAATTTTAGATGGTCTGAATAACTTTGCTTCATATAAAATTCCTGCTTCACAAACAGGAACATCATTATATGTAAAATCTGTAGCAGAAGAAAATCGAGCATTATGTATGGAAGAGGATTATGCTCTATTAACATTTGCTCAATTCAACAGAGGAGCTAAAGGCAAACAAGATAAAGCAGACCTTGAAGATGTCGGGGAAGCATATGCTATATCTCAAACAGTAGACTTTGCTGGTTCTATGTTGCAGACAGACGAGTTAAGAGAGCAAGGAAAATATCTGATAAAGAATTTGAAAACTAGATTCGGAAAAAACAAAGGCGTAGTCTATACTATAGGTATAGATTATGATAAAATGAGACTAACTAACCTTGCAGAAAAAGATCAAGAACTTCCTATGCATATAAGAGATCAACTGGCATATCAGAAGCAACTGGAAGAGTTAAAAGAGGAATCGAATTTCCTGGAAGATGCTGATTATTCTGGAATATAAATAAAGAAAACAAAGGAGTTCCTATGAAAAGTATAAGAACTAAAACACATTTAGTAGAAAGATTGAACGATCCTGCTTTGATCAAAGGTATTAAGCTGAACGAGTCTGAAGAATTAAGAATTCTCCTTCCTAATCGTAGTGTGCTTATCATCAAAGATGGATATGTAACAATAGGAAGATAACTCAAAGGAACTAACGAATGATTAACATAGACTTTTCCCATCTCTGGCACCGATCTATTCATCCAAACAAGAATATGATTTTGGAGAATATCAATTTTTGTGCTCATACTACACTGTCAATGATACTGAATGTATCAAAACAGTTTGGAGCATCAAGAAAGAATCCTCTAGTTATATCTGTCGATTCAAAACCTTCCTGGAGACACAAGTATTACGAAACTTTTTCTGCTGATATTCCTGGTTATGAAGGACTTACATATAAAGGTCACAGAACAAAAGACCCTATGTTTGATTGGGAAGGAATGGATGCTATTAACAAAGATATCCTAGAAGCACTAAAGCTGTATAGTGATTTCTATGTGATAGATGTAAAATATGCAGAAGCAGATGATGTTATAGCTGTATTAGCACAAGATGTCATAGACGATCCTTACTATGTAGTATCTTCCGATAAAGATTTCAAACAACTTCAACGACACAATGTTCATATCTTCGATCCTATCAAAGGAATATTTCTACCAGAGATTGATGTAGATCATTTCAAAAAGATTCACTTTATGATAGGAGACAAATCAGATAATATTCTTGCTATAAAACCAAAGATTGCAGAAAAGACAGCAGAGAAACTTTATCCTGAATTAGAAACTCTATTAGCAACTATTCCTGAGATGAGAACGAAATACGAATTCAACAAGAAATTAATAGATTTCGATGAGATTCCATGCTACATTAGAGATAAGATCAAAAAAGAAACAGAAAAGCAAACACACTCTTTCGATGCTGCAAATTTGATGAAGATGTTTAGAAAGTATGAATTAGCAAATTTAACTGAAAGAATCTCAGAGTTTAAGTTGTATGATAAAGAAAGAACAACTCCTATGATTAGTCAAATCAAACAACAAAAATCTACTGAAAATTACATAGACGATTGCCTGGATGGTTTTTTTGTAGATGAATGAAAAAAGAATAGACTTATAAGAAAAGATATGAGATCATAAAAGTATAGAGGTACACATGAATATAGTTCAAGAATTAAAAACACAAATCGTAGACTTACAATTTCATCTTAAACGTATACAAGATGAGTGTTCGCATCCAGTAATAGCTTTAACTAAAACACACCATTCAGATACTGGCAATTGGTGTAGAAGTGATGATAGATATTGGACTACGTTTAACTGTGGACTTTGTGAAAAAACATGGAACGAAGAGGGAAGTAAATGATACTAACTAACTTAATCGATGATATAGAAAACAGAGCAGCAAGACTTCATTCTTATATCGAAGCAATTCTGGAATACAAAGAAGAAAAGAACATAGATGATTTTGAAGATATTACTGAACAACTCAATGCGTCTCTTATAGAAAAAGTAAAAATGGAATTCAAACTTAAGCATTATTTTCCAGAAGAAACTTTCTCCAATCCAGACGGATTTTTTGAAGAAGAACCTGAAGAAGAGTAGATTTTTAAAAGTATAAATAATAGTACAGAAGTAATCGTTTAGATTGCTCAATCACGCTGCATTGGCAGCAACAAAAAGGAGTAACATCATGGCCCAAAAATTTGCGTTTGATTACACACCGTCCAAACAACAAATGGAAAAAGATGAAGAAAACAAGAACAAGTTCACCAAAGACGAAAGATTCTGGAAACCCACCAAAGACAAAGATGGCAATGCTTCTGCTGTAATTCGTTTCCTTCCTGACATGGAAGGTATTCCATTCATCAAATTCAGTGATCACTCTTTCGAGTATACCATTGGAACAAACAAAAAGAAGTACTGGAAGAATTGTATTAGCGATTTCGGATGGGACAGAGAATGTCCGATCTGTCTGAAAAATGCAGAATACTGGAAATCAGATTTCGAAAAAGATATCAAGATTGCCAAGTTACGTAAACGTAAATATCATTTCATTTCAAACATTTTCGTAATCAAAAATCCTCTTCACCCTGAAGATGAAGGTAAAGTTTTTCTTTACAACTACGGACAAAAGATTTATGAGAAGATCAAAGAAAAGATCACTCCTTCTGATGCTATCAAAGCTCTTGGAGAGTATGTAGAGTTTTATCCTTACGATCTTTACACTGGTGCAAACTTCACTTTGCTCATTTCAAAATCTGGTCCTAATCCCGAAGAAGTAGATTATGCTGCATCTACTTTTGCATTGCAGTCAGCTTTCTTGAAAGGTGACGATAAAAAGATTGAAGCAGTAATGGCACAAACTTCATTGCTTTCTGAGTTTACTGCTATCGACAAGTATCCTACAAACGATGCAGTTATTAAGTTGATCGGACCTGTACTTGGTATCCTGGCATCCGAAGAACCTGATGAACCTGATGAACCTGATGCTGGTGGTTTCTTAGATGAGCCAGAATCTCCTGCTCCTGAAGAGGATGTTCCTCACTTTCCTTCTCCCGCAGCAGAAACTCCCGCAGAAGAAAGCGGTATCCAGTTAACCGCTGAACAACAAGAAGATAAGGATTTCTTCGACAAGCTTCTTAAAAAGTAAACAGAAAATATCATAATAGAAAAAAGGTCATTGAGAAATCGATGGCCTTTTTCTTTTTATAAATAAAAGAAAACTTTAAGGTTTCTCATGGCAACTACACAAACACCCGTAATTTACTATTGGGATGTCTCCAAAAAATCAATCAATCCTTTGAACAATAAGGATATTGCAGTACTGAACAATGCTCAAGCTATTCTTGAATCTATCAGCAATATTCTTCAAACAGGATTATATACAGTTCTTTGGAGTCCAGACGAAGGAATAGACTTAGATAAATATCTATTCGAACCAATAGATAATATTACTGCTATGCAAATTCAACAAGACATCATCTATGGATTGGATTTATATGAGCCTAGAGTTAAGAATGTAGTAGTTACAGTAATTCCAGATATAGATAATGAGACTTTCAACATCATTATAAATTGTACAGAGACTATAACAAACTCTGATCAAACATTCCAGGTCGATTTTAAAAAAATAAGATAAGGATATCATATGCAATTTTCACTTACATCATTGAAATATCAGGATATTAGACAACAGATCATTAACAACCTGAATGCTAATAATCCATATGCCATTAGCAATGGCGGACAGTATGAT